GCGATCTGGCGGACTTGCTCAAGAAGGCATCGAACCGGGATCGCGGTTTGCCGCACATTGTCAATAACGACGATGAATGATGGCATCGAGCAGCAACGCTTGGGCGACGCATGGTGGCGCCTGAACAACCTGTACTACATCAAGGATAAAGCCGGCGAGAAGATCCGATTCCGTCCGAATTGGGCACAGAAGATGCTCTACGAGGACATGTGGTATCTGAATATCATTCTGAAAGCGCGCCAGCTAGGTATGACCACGTTCATACAGATATTCATGCTGGACCGTTGCTTGTTCAACGACAATATCAATGCCGGTGTGGTTGCGCACAATCGCGAAGATGCAGAAGCGTTTTTTAGCGACAAAATCAAGTTTGCTTACGACCACTTGCCGGAAGATTTGAAAAAGCTGCGGCGCAACACGTCGGACACGAAAAATCTATTGGAACTGTCGAACGGCTCGAAAATCCGTGTCGGCACGTCGCTCAGATCCGGCACTTACCAGTACGCGCATATATCGGAGTTCGGGAAGATGTGCGCCAAGTACCCGGATAAGGCGGAAGAAGTCGTTTCCGGTACGCTGAACACGGTCGCACCCGGTCAGTTCATTTGGATCGAGTCGACCGCTGAGGGGCCCTATGGTCGATTCTTCGACATGTGCCAAACAGCGGAAAAGCTCGACGCCCTGATTGAATCATCCAACGGCGACCTGACGCCGCTCGACTATAAATTCTTTTTCTTGCCGTGGTGGCAACACCCCGACTACATGCTCGATATGAAAGTCGAGATTCCGCCAAAATCGGAAGTGTACTTCCGCGAGCTACGCAATGAGCATGGTATCGAGATAACCGAAACGCAAAAATACTGGTACGTGAAAAAGGAAGCCGAGCAAGGCGAACTCATGAAACAGGAATATCCGTCGACGCCGGCCGAAGCCTTCGAACGGACGACGGAAGTTTCGATTCTTGGCAAAGTGCTCAGGGCAGCACGCAAGGCGGGCCGGATTACCAGTCTGCCGATTGTGCGCGGCGTGCCAGTCAACACGTTTTGGGATTTGGGCCGCGACGACTATACCGCGATCTGGTTTCACCAGATGGTCAAGGATTGGCACCACTTCATTTTTTACTTTCAGGATCGCTTGGAAGATCTGGTGTACTACGCCGACACGCTCAAGGAACTGAAAAAGGAATATGGCTGGATTTACGGCAAGCATTATTTACCGCATGACGTGGACGTGACCGACTTGAGTTCGCGCGGCGGTCTGTCGCGTCGGCAGATATTGCAGACTGCGGGCGTGAATCCAATCATTGTGGTTCCGAAAATCCGCGTGCTGAACGACGGCATCGAGCAATTGCGCAACAAGTTTCCGGAAGCGAAATTCGACATCGAAGCGTGCGCAAAAGGGCTGGAAGGGCTGGCCGGCTACGAGTGGCAGTGGGACGACATCAATAAGATCGCGCGGAAAACGCCGCGTCCCGGTTGGGCCAACCATCCGGCCGATTCGCTGCGGCAATGGTCGCAGGCGTACCGGGGATCTGAGTACGGTTTCATGCAACAGCAATCCCGTTTCGCCAGCGGGGAGAATCCGCGTAATTACGCCCGGCACCGTCATGGCCGGGACATTCGCAGCGTGACGAATCCGTCACTTGACCATGTGAAGTGATCTATGGCCGCTAATGAGCCCGTTGTAACTCCTATCCGCAAGCGGAAAAAGGACGGCAAGCTGACGGATCGTGAACTGGTCGCGCGCCTGAGTCGGAAGATCAACGACGCGCTGAATGCGGACGACGGCGATATCACGAATGCGCGCAAGGAAAATTTTAACTACTACATCGGCGCAGAGTATGGCGACGAGCGTGAAGGCTACTCGAAATTTGTCACGCGCGAAGTCATGGAAGTGATTGAGTGGGTATTGCCGAGCGTGCTGCGCGTGTTCCTGTCCGGGGATCGGATCGTCAGTTTCGAACCGTCCTGTCAGGAAGATGAAGAAGCGGCGGCGCAGGAAACCGACATCGCGAATTACTTTGTCATGCGCGCGAACAATCGCGGCATGGGCGGTTTCGTACCGTTGCACCATTGGCTCAAGGATGCACTCATGTACCCGAACGGGTACATCAAAGTGCACATGCACGAATACACCCGCACCGATGTCGGCACCGTCAGCGGCCTGTCCGACATCGCCGTGCAAATGCTGACCGAAGATCCGGACGTTAAGATTCTGGAACAGCGCTCGCGCACTGTCCGAATCGCTCCGCCCTACGAGACACCGCAGACCATACCGCCGAAGGCGCCGCCAGCGGGCCCGCCGGGAGCGCCACCGGGGGCCCCGCCGGGCATGGGTACCCCGCCGGGCGCTCCAATGCCCGGTGGCCCGCCCGGACTGCCGCCGCAAGCTGCCCCGGCGGGCCCACCAGAAGGCATGCCGCCGCCGCAGGGACTACCGCCGCCGGCGGGCGAAACGTCGATGGAAGTGTTCGACCTGAAAATCCGCACGACGAAAAAAGTCATGGAACTGGCGTTGGAGCCGATACCCGGCGAGCAGTGCTTGGTGGACTCGTCCTGCACGTCGTCCAATCTGGACGAGGCGGGGTTTGTCTGCCACCGGGTACGCAAGTCGTTCACGGCATTAGTCGAGGAAGGATTCGACGCGGACGAACTAAAAGAGGTCGGCACCGAAGCGCAATACAATTGGGGCGACGAGGCGATCAATCGGCTGTTCTACGACGACGAATCGCCGGACGAGGACGACGAGGAAATCGACGACTCGATGCGCCTGTATTGGGTGCATGAGTGCTATGTCAAAATCGACTACGACGGCGACGGACTGGCCGAGCAGCGCACCATCACGTTGATCGGCGATCATGTGTTCGACAACGAGGAAACCAACTATCAGCCGGTTGTCAGCTTGTCGGCGATACTCATGCCGCACAAGCACACGGGCATGGGTTACATCGAGATCGTCAAGGATCTGCAATTGCTGTTGTCGATCCTGACCCGGCAAATGCTCGACAACGTATACCGGGCGAACGTCAAGAAAAAGTTCCTCGCCGAAGATTCGCTCACCGACGACGGCGCGACCATGCAGGCGATGTTGAACACGCAGGCCGAATACGTGCCGGTGCGGGGCTTGCCGGGCGATGCAGTCGCCCCGGAGCCGCATACGTCGATCATCGCCGAGATCCTTCCGGTTATCGAATACTTCAACAACCGACAGGGCACGCGCTCGGGCGTGACGCCGGAATCGGGGGTCGCGCCGAACGATCTACAGGAGATTCGGCAGGAAGTGTTTTCGAACGCACTGGACCGGGCCAGTCAGCGGATTGAAATGCTGGTACGGATCATCGCGGAAACCGGCTTCCGGCAACTCATGCTGAAAGTGCACCAGCAATTGCGCTCGCATTGGGACATCGCGAAAGCGATCAAGCTCCGGGGCAAGTGGGTCAACGTCGATCCGCAGGGCTGGCGCGACCGCACCGATATGGCGGTCGAAGTGGGGCTCGGGTTCAGCACCAAAACACAGGTGCTCGGCATGCTGACTCAGATCCTCGCGATGCAGGAGAAAGCGGCCGGGCAGGGCATGGCGTCGTTGAAGGAGATCTATCACACGCTCACGAAGCTGATAAACGCGGGCGGCATCGGCGATGTGCGATCCTTTTTCATTGACCCAAGTTCCGAAGATTTTCAAGCGCCGCCGCCGCCGCCCCCGCCGCCGGAAATGGTATTGGCGACGGCACAGGCCGATGCGTTGAAGCGCGACGCTGACCGACAGGATCAACAGCTACAAGTGACCATGCAAACCGACATGGCGAAGGGTGCGGCCGACGCGGAGAAGGCCAAGTCGGATGCGCAGAAACATCAATCCGACTCGATGCTCAAGGCCAAGGAATTGCAGATCCGCGAGCAGGAAGCGGCCAACGAACAGCAGTTCGCACCGCAGCGCATGATGGCGGAGATTCGCGAGATTATCGCCAGCGAATTCCTCAAATACGCACAGGCCGACAAGGCGAAAGCCGACGCCGGCAAGTCACAGGTCGAGGCATCCGACACGGTGCGGGAAGCCGAGCAGATCAAGGCGGAAGGCCCGCCTAGTGACAAAGAGTAAAACAGGGTCTATATTTCGGGGCAATCCGGGGAGCGGATACCGATGCGCGGCACGGGCAAAGACAATGAACGGATAGCCAGCGAGGCAGATCGCTTGCTGTCCGATCCGGCATTCCAGCGCGCCTATGACATGATCCGCGAGGGTTACGTCAAGGCACTGGAAGAAGCCAAGAGCGACGGCTCCCCCGAATTTGAGGATTACGTTATCGACATTGCCCGTTCGCTGCGCAACCTGAATGCGCTGCGGCGT